TGACCTCCAAGAGATTTTAAGCGCCTACCGCCATGAGCTAGCGCATTAGAAACTCGATTCCATACACCGCCCCAACGAGTAGTTTGTGTGCTGGCTTCGTCTGCTTTATTCGCAATTGACCCAATGCCTTGACGAGCGTTTCCGATTTTGATTGAACCTGCATCGAGATTTTTGTTTAAGTCACCGAGACGTTCTCGCAAGCTGGCAACTCTGTCTTCAGTGCGTCCATAAGCGTTAGCTAAAGCATCATTTTCAGCAATCGCCTTATTCATTTGTACACGTACCTTTTCTAGCTGCTCAGCTGTTTTCAAAGAAGCTGCAGTGTCGGTTGTTCCTGCGAAACCTTTACTAAATGACCCTACAGGTTGTAACTGTGATTGATACTGTTCGTTTAACATAGCTACTTTCTTTTTCATCCGATCGATACTGTATTCGTTCTTCTGCATTTTTTCAGCAATCTGATCGAGGACTTGAGGTCCTTGATTAAATTCATCGTTCAACTCTTTTGCAAGTTTTTTTGCTTGGTCTTGAAATTTAACCATATCCGCATAGCTTTTAGCTGCTTGATTGTCAAATCGAACTTTAGCCTCAGGTGTACTTGCTGCATTGCCATGAGCTTGTTGTAAAGCAAAAGACTGTTGTTTGGCACGTGCCTGGTTCATCTTCGCTTCGATTTCTTTGATCATGGCATCGATCTCTTTAGTCGAGTTCCTACGACCTTTAGAAATTCCGTTTACTAATGAAGCAGAAGCTTTACTGGTTGCCGAAGACATAACTTTGTCGAGCTGATCCATTTGTTTTTTTGCCTTCTTGGTCATGTTCTCGACTTGATCAGAAAGCTTTTCAACAGACTTTTCAAGGGAAAGATTGCCTTCAGTTTTACCGATTCCTCGCTTTGTTACGCCTTCTATTTTTTTCATTTGTGCCTCGATATAAGGCACGACTTTATCTAAATTTGCCTTGACCTTTTCGGCGTTTGCTTCAATGACGATCTGCAGTGTTTCTAGTTCCACGTTCTTCCACCTCCATTCCCTATATGTATTTTTCTTCGAGACTATTTATTCTTTTTATCTCGCGTTTTCTTTATTGCTTCTGCGTGACGCATCATCCGATCCCTAAACACTTGCCACGGAATTTCCTGATTGCTTTTTTCGGCTTGTTCTTGGGTATCTTCTCCAAAGCTTCGAACTAAAATAGGGAAAACAGTCTCTTTTTTAGGCATCTTTTTCGGTTGGTGGTGCGCATAGCTCGCCAGATTCGCCTCTGCATACGCAAATTCAGCTTTCTCTTTTAATTTGCGCAAGTGATTTTCTTTAAAAGCTTGTACTTCTTGGATCACTTCGCCATAAGACAATGACCAAAAGCGATCAGCTCTGATACTACACTGGATCGCAATTGGTTCCATATCATAGAAAAGTTCTGTCAGATAAGGGTACTCTTTATTTACAGGAGACTTTCCGGATTCGGTACGTTTGCTTCTGTTGGCATTTCGATTAGATTGTTGCTCCCAGACCGGGGTTCGCCTTCCTGTTGCTCTTTCTTTCCGAAAAAACCAGCGTCCTCAACTAACTGCTGCACAAATTCTAAGAGCTGCATATAGTCGCCACCATCTTCACAATACTCATCAAAAAGTGCTGGCATGTCACCGATTTTTAATCCATGTGTCAAACGGGTGGATGCACAATGAATAATAGTTAAGAGTTCGCCTACTCTCGGAAAATCCATCTGCATGCCTGTGGTCATAAACAGCTTGATGGGGTTCTTTTTCGCCATTTGTTCAAAATCGACAATTGCTTGGCCATCTAGTTTACAAGTTAATTCTTTTGATCCAAAGTTTAGTTTTCTAGGTTGCATAAATCGTTCCTCCTAATAGTTAAAAAAGGGCTGGATGTCAGCCCCTTGTTTTTTTATTTAAGCTGCTGGTACAAAGTCTGGTCCGTCTGATACGATAACACTCAAAGTACAGGTCAAAGCACCGTTGACCTCGGCGCCTCCCATTTTTACAGACGCCTCACCTTTGAAATCAAATGCACTTCCATCAGGGAATTTCACTTGCCAATCAATCGTATCTCCTGACTGTGCCAAACCGTCCAAAGTGTCATAAATTTGTGGATCATAAAGTAGCGCAAATTCTAAAGTGTCAGAATCCTCCAAACCTTTGATGTATTTCATTTTTGCATCTGCTAGGGTAGTCACATCTACTTGAGATGGATCAGATCCTAGCTCTGGTGTACTTTGAAGTCCTCCTACCACTGTAAAAGAAGATGCATTTCCTCTTTTATAGGCAAGTGACGTATCTTTTGATAATAAAGCCATAAATTTTCCCTCCTAATTTTTTGTCACTAGTAGCGTCCTGTTATCAACGACTCCTGACGCACTAATCAACTTCCTTTGCAGCCCTTTGATATTTGCGTCCTTGACTTGGATATCAAAAAAGCCGAGCTCGCTCAGAGACGTTTGTACCTCTTTTGCTAAGTCGGCCATACCGGATTTATTTGAAAAAAGCTCAATCTGTACCTTCCAATTTGTTAGATACTCGATTGAGCTTTTATTTTTTTGAGCAGGCTTCGATTCACATGTATAAACAGCACATGGTAAAGCATTCCATTGCTCAGGATAAGCCGCCTTAACTGCTTGAATATCTTTGATTTCGTGCAACTTAGAAACAATATCTGGGCGTATGTCATAGACAGTTAGATTACTTGCCAATCGACTTCACCGCCTTGTTAATATGTTCCTCGTAAACTTCCTCTGCAGTTTCCGCAACTTCTTTCAAGCTCGGATATAACGCTGGTCTAGCCGGCTGCCCACGTGTCATGTAGAAATCTTTCCCTTGGATCGTTATACGAGGAATTCCATAGACGGCTTCTAAGTTGACAGCAACTTGATCAACAGGAACGAACCAAGCTTCTTGGGTATACACGGGATTAATGCCTTGCGGTAAATCCTTTTCACTTTCTTCACCAACTTGACCGGTACCGAATTCTCGAAATAGCGCAGTGTCTCTGTCCGACCAAACACGACCGACAACAACATTACTTGCGTTAACAACTACTTCTTCTTTATAGGAGCCAGCTAACTCGCCAGATGCATGTTTGGTGGAACTTTGAATTCTTAGTTGCGTTCTACTCAAAACGTCTTCTGTAAGCTCTGAGGTGGCACTGACGACACCTGATTCAACGATCTTTGGCAAAGAATCAAGTTTTGCCTTCAATGCATCAAGCCCCTTGATCGTTACGCCCATTTTGCTCACCTTCTTTAAATTCACCGACAAAAGGCAGCCGATTATTATCGGGCTTGATCAACTGTTTTAGTTGTTTTTCATTAGGTTTATTTTTCGAGTCCTTCACTGGATACTCATTGTCTTTTTTATATTGATGTCCTGTTGACTTATCAATAAAAGGTCTTAAAGCAACATACTTTTTAGCCATTGTTTTCCCCTCCTTGTGCCAATTTCTTAATTGTTACATTTTTGTGTGTAGAATAGGTCTGGATCGATATGATTTCATAGTCAGGCTCCTCATCTGGAGCAGAAAATAGGCAAATACCATCTTTTTCGTTTTTGCCTTCAATAATCTCCTCTCCTTGATACTTACAGGATTTCATCATATCTAGTTCGTTACCGTATTTTTGAGCTAAAATTTTACCGCCTGCTGGTTGAACATTCATTTCTAGTTGTTTGTATTCATCCGAATACTCAACTACATCATTACCATCTGCTTCTGTGGCCACGCTTCGTTTTTTTAGGAATACCGTTTGTAAATCACTTGCCATTAGACGCATAGTAGCTCACGACCTTTCCTACTCGGAATCGATTTAGTCCCCTTTGAATTTGTAGCGGTATGTCTGTAATAAAGGATCGTGACACGCCACCCTCAGACCTCGAAGCTTCGCCTTCAGCACCTTGTTGATTAAATGCAATCGTTGCAAGTTGTCTTGCATAAACCCACATGCCGTCTTCCATGGAATCACGATAAGTATAATCAAGGACGAGATTTTCTGCGTCCTCAATCAATACAGTTGCCATGGATTCATTAATTCCAAGTTGCTGCACTAGCACTTCTAAGGCGGCTTTACGCTTCTCGTCCATCTTTGTTCATCCTCCTTGACTAAGTTAGATCAGCACCATTTACCATCGTAGTAGGGGTCCACAGTTTGTGCTTGAATTGAACGATCCGAACATTTTTCGGTTCGTATACACGCTCCCAATTCGATCCGGTAGCAAGCTCCGCATTGGTTGGAGAAGAACCGCTAACAGACTTATCGGTAAATTTAACACCTCGAGGGTGCAAGAGAAAATGCTGGCGGTTAATTAAAATGTCATCTCCGGCTAAAGAATCACGATCAGTTTCAGTAGGAACAGGTGCCGCTCCATTTCCCAAACCAAATGCCCCAGAACCGAACAGATACGTTGTGAACACATCGTTAGAAACTGGCATGCTATCATCTACGACCACTCGTTTTCCTTGATAAACATAAATCGTTTTCCCTTGGGAATCAAGTTCTGTCTCGATCAAGTCTTGCTTACGTAAATTAGCTAGAGTTGCGGAATGAATCGCAATTGCTGTCAATCGCTCCTCTGCATCTCCTAACTTATAAGCTGCGTCTAAGAACGTCGTTCCAGTAAACGCTGAACTATTCCCTGCTTCACCTGAAATATCCAAACTGTTGCTGGCCATTTTTGTACCAGCTGTACCAAACACACCTTTTAAAGTACTAAGCAAAGTAACTTGCTGACGGCGCGCCCAGTACGCTGCAACTAAGTCTCCAATAGCTCGCATTGGATCGTCACCAGACAACGCTTTTGCTAAATCATTCGTTTTCCAGGCTTTCCCTCGCATTAAAAGGGCAGCAACATCTTGACCGGCTTCGATTTTATCCGTTTCTAATGGATCCGTATCCGATAGAACTTCATCTTCGCCATCCAAATCTTGCCAAAACGGCATATTGATTAATCGCCCACCGGCAACAGCCAATTTGTCTAACTCAGGATTATTCACTACTACACCAGATTGCATAAACGCTGCTAATTCAGCAGTACGTTCGATGACGTAGCTATTGAACACTTCAGGTACAATAACATCTTCAATTTTTGTTTTTGCAGCAAAGTACTGCAAATTCATTTTCATTAAGTTTTTTTCCATTAATTCTCCCACTTTCTATTTATTTGCTAACGCCTGTAAGGCTTTTGCTTTTTCTGGATCTTCTCGTAGCAATCTTCCTTGTTCCGTCAGGTTAAGAGTTTCTTTTGCGAAAGGATTGCTATCATGTATTGTAGTGCCACCGCCAAGCGGCTGGTCGATAGATCCTACTAGCGCTTGATCAACAGCCTGTTTCAATGCGTCATCCCATGCTTTTTTAAAGACTTTGACATCCTCCATGATTTCTTCTGCAGTACTGCCCTTAATTCGCCCAGCTAAATCGCTGCTGATCCCGATTGCTTGTAGTTGCTTGCCTTTTTCTACAAACAGCTGCTCTTGACGGAACTCCTCTTTTTCCTTTGCAAGTTTCTGTTTCGCTTTGTTGAGTAGTTCCTTTTGTCGCTCTTCCTCACTTAGTTTTGCCAAACGAGCAGCTTCGTCTCGTTCCTGTTCCAACTCTTTCTGCCAACGAGATTTTTTCGTTTTTACGATAGAATCCACATCTTTATCGTCT